TTGCAGCAAGCTCGTGATACAAGAAATCTTTTCGGTGGACATCCACAAAGTAGCGACCCTGATCTAATTAAAGTTGTAAACCTTATCAATGATTGTAATAAATACGTTCTTTCTAAGGAATATCCACCAAGCATTATTGACATTGCAACTTATTTATCAGAAATGGATTCGGCGACATTTAATAAAAATAAGTTAGCTGTTGAGCAGGCATTTTCCGACCTTCCTGATATTTATATAAGTGAATTATCAACCCGTTTTTTTGGTACATATTGCTCGGCAAATATTTCAAGTGAATTACGTAACAACATAGAATTTTGCGCACCAATTTTATGGGGGCTACTAAAAAAAGATGATAAAAGAAGAGTTGGACAACAATTCGATAAATATCTTGTTTCAGGAAACATAAGTAAGATTGAGAAAGCTCAACAATTTATTCTTCTTGTTGATGGCCTGATGTATATTAGCCCCGCATCGCGTAAAGTTATCATAGAGCCACTCATAAGTAACCTTGCAGAGTCTTTAGATAGTTGGGCTGATGAAGAAAAACACACCACAGCTTTAATGCCATTCTCAAGCTTTATCCCAGAAGATAACATATTCGAATTTGTATCAGCTATAACTAAGACATATGTTGGGCATCGTGGTTCTAGCTTCCAATATAGCAGAAAGAACTTTTATTCAGATGGGGCGGCACCATTAATTTTAGAAATGTTTGAGCACTTTGATATTAATAAAGTTTCAGCATTTGTTGAGGTTATAAAAACTGACAGTACTCTTAGATATAGAATTCAAGAAGATGGTCAGTTCTTAAGGCTTAGAAAGTTAGGTGAAACTTTACTCAACCAAAGCACGTGCGCTCCAACCGATAAAACTTTCTTAAAAGCTTTAACAGATTCAGGAAAGCCAAAAGAAATATTTTTAAAGACACTCCCCAAAATAATAGCAAAATGATTACAAGGCATGATGCTATTTTAGCATCATGCTTTTTCACCCCCATAAAAACACTCACTCCAAATAAAGTCTTAATATATAAATGAATTAGATGCCATCAAAATTCGCTAGCCGTTTTTTATAGCTACCGCTCATCTCAAAGGCAAAATCCTCATGCTCTGCCTGGAAGGCGCCGAACGCCATTAGCGCAGACACAGCCGGGTCGATCTTGTTGGAGGATTTCTTTTTGTTGGGCTTGATGTTGGCATTGGCGTCAGACTCCATCACCACGTTACCAATCGCCCAGGCCAGAACCGGATCACCACGATGGCGCACCACCTTACGGTTAACGAATACCTCAAAGGATTTAGCCACTGGACTGAACTTGATATAGGTTTGCGGGAACGGCTCCACATCAAGCCCTGCCCCCTGTAACTGGGTGCGTAAATGCGTGGCGTTCCACGTATCGAAGCCCACCAGCCGGATATTGAAGGTTTCAGCGTCGCGCAGGATATCGTCACGGATACGGTCATAGTCGATACAGTCGCCGGGTGTGGTGCGTATCCAGCCCGCTTTCACCCACTGGCGGTAGATGGCGCGGTTTTTGTTGGCGACGTTAAGCAGTTGGGCTTCCGGCAGATAATGACGGGTCAGCAGGCGGATCTCCCTGTCGAATGGGAACGCGTAGCTCACGCTGGTAATGTCGCTGGTTGAGGACAGGTCAAATCCGGCGTAACACTCCATCCCGGCCAGGTCTTCTTCGGCATAGTCGAGTGCACAGGCATCCCATGCGCCAGCACCCATCCACGGCGTGGAGCCCTGACACCAGATATTGAAACGTTTGGTGAGCATTTCCACCCATTGCGACGGTATACCCCGCGCTTTCTGAATGGTGGATTCCAGCTTCGCGGCATCAACGGAAACATGAAGGTTAGGGTTAGCCTTGATCCACATTTCCGGCTGCTCAACCTCGCTTTCGTCGTCAAACTCGTAGATGAGGACAAACAGCGAATCGTTGCTCTCTTCCCCGGCCAGAATCTGACAGCAGTAGTCATAATGCTGCTTACAGGCCGAGACAACGTTACTCCCGGCGGTGGTGATGGCGAACAACATCGCCTCCGGACGAGCGCCCATACCCAGCTCAAGCGCGGAATAAACGCCGTTATCCGGGTGAAGGTGGTACTCATCGACAATCGCCAGGCTGGGGTTAGTCCCTTCAATCGTGGCCGCTTTCGCCGCCAGCGGCTTTAACAGGCTGTTGCTCTTAGGGAAAATGACCTTGTGCGCCTGAATACTGACGCGCTTTTTCAGCGGTTTTGACAGCAGACACATCTGGCGGGCATCGTCGAACACGATTCGGGCCTGATCCCGGCTTACCGCCGCCGTGTAGATATCCTGCTGGCCCTTCTCCATCACCAGAAACCAGTTAGCCAGCATTGCAGCCACGGTGGATTTGGCATTTTTGCGCGGCACTTCAATAAAAGCGCTGCTGTACTTCCGCCGGCCTGACTCCCTGACTTTAAACCCCAGCAGGTTAGCAAAGGCGAACTGCTGCCACGGCTCCAGCTCGATAGGCTGCCCGCGCAACGGGCCTTTGACGTGAGGACAGAGCCGCGAAAACGCAATAAACCGCTCTACGGTCGCCACATCGAACACATAACGAGGGTCATTCAGGTCTGAAAAGTACCGTTCGACGGCCTGTTTCACCCGCTTACAGGCGGGAATTTCGCCCGTTTTTATCGCGTTTGCGTACTTATCCCAGACGGTCAAGATCGTCTTCCTCTTCCGTTTCTACCGGGTTACGGCGGCGGCTTACCGGATCAAACCCCAGCAGCGACGACATTTTAATCATGATTTTTTCAGCGTCGGATTTCGCTTTCAGCGCCGGATTGCTGGTGGTTGCGCCGCGCGAACCTTCGACGGAAAACCCACGCAGGGCAATGTCTTCAACGGCTTTCCGGTACATCGAGTAGTTAACGCAATAAAGCTCCAGGCTGTTCCAGTCGGCAGGAGTCAGATCTCCGCGTTCGGCCAGTTGCTTCGCTTTCGTCTTCCACTGCTGCCCTGCAATTTCATCAAGGTAAGCGGGTGGTTTAGGTGGTCTTGCCATAACGTCCCGTTTCCTTAAGGCTTACTGCTGTCAAAAAAATCACCGTGCGTAAAAATTTGAGGGGGCGGGCGGTGCCTTGCACCCGGGGTTTTGTCCTGAAAACCTCCCCCACCCTGCCCATGCGTCCCGTCAGCGGTTGCGGAAACATTCCATCACCTCCCGATCACGTTCACTCATACGCTTCACGGGCTGGCCCTCATCGCGTCTGACACGGCCCTTCATGAAGCCATCACGGCAGCGCATTAATGATCGGTACAGATTCACCACGTCTTTCTCATTCATCGCGTGCCTCATACATCCAGTCATTACGTTGTGCTGCACGCTCTTCCTGCTCGCGGTAAAGACCTGCTTTGCGCTGCACTTTGGTGATTGGGTCTTGCTGTGTGGTCTTCTGGTTATGATGCGTCTGGCATAACGGCTGGTGATTCCACTCAGGCCAGAACAGAACATCATTACCGCCGTCGACAGGGATGATGTGATCGACAATCTTTGCAGGTACGTAGAGGCCCAGCTTCTGGCACTCAACGCACAGGGGATGACGTTTCAGATACTGAGCGCGGTACTTCTCCCATGAAGCTGAATAACCGCGGGCGCGACGGTGGCCGCGTCGGGCATCCTCTGCCCGCCACGCTTCCCTCTTGTGTTCATCGCATTTGCCGGACTTCACCCGCTTATTGCATCCCGGCTCGGTGCACCGTCGTAGTGGTTGCCACGGCATCAGTACACCCCCACATCACGGTAGACAGACCACAAAGCAGAGACCGCCATCGGTATCTCTCTGGCGTCGGTATCACCAATCATTGTGCGGTACTCATACAACTGAGAGACGTACATCAGGCAGCCAATCCTGATAGCGGGGGTAAACTCCAGACCGTTATCAAATCGCTTGCCGATATGCTTCTGGCAAACTTCCAGTGCCGCTTCTATATACGCCTGTATCAGAGTGTCTTCGTAATCATCATCAATACGGCAATGCAGCTTTGCTTCTTCAAGTGTGATTTCTGCTGTCATTTTTCCGTTCCTGTCTTACAGAGAATTTCCAGCCGCGTACCTTCCGCATCAGGTACAGGAGGCCCGATAATATTGAGAGTGCTGCCAGCAAATGGGCCAGTGAGTACTTTCAGACGACTGGCGGCCGTGATATCACGGCGAAAACGCACCCACACGCGGATTGTCGCTTCGGCAAGCTCAGCACCTGACGCCATTAATTCCCGACCGCTGATCCCCTTTACCTCAGCCCAGATAGTTTCCCCGTCTTCCCATACCTGAATAACCTGCCCGGAAGGTGTTCTCGATGAAGTGAAAGTGCGGATAGTGACGCGATTTCTCAGTCCTCCGGCTCTCATTCGTCACCTTCCTTGTTGTCATTGCTGATCTTCACTTCCTGTTTCCATGCCTGGCTGTATTCGTCGCCACCTTCACGCGGCGGCATCCCCTCTTTTTCTCGCGCTTCGTTCGGATTAATAATCCCGTTCTTGATCCCGCGCTCATAAGTGGCGTAACGGTCGGTAGGGGTGGCACGAAGAAGATCGGCAGAGTCGAATTCCACCTGGTAGCGGATGCCCGGGACAGGTGATGCCACCAGCAGCGCGGATTTAATCTGCTGCTCGAAGTTGGCCAGCCAGGGGCGCATTGTCATGGTGAGAAAGGCGCGGCTCGCCTCACTGAAGTTGCTGTAGGTGCTGTTGCTGTATTCCTGCAGAAAGATGGGCGACACGTTGAACATGCGGGCAATGTCTTCAATAGAGAACCGGCGGGAGGCCAGCCACTCGGCATCCTGATTGCTCATGCCAAGCTGCTCGTATTCCATGCCACCTTCAAGGATCGGCGTTTTACCGGCATTTCTGGCACCTTTGTAACGCTCCAGCGCATCCAGCGCTTTCTTGCCGTTAGTGCTGTCGAGCCACTCTTTAGCCTTCACGATACCCGCCGCCATCATGCCGTCTTTCATAATGCTGGCGCCGTGGCGCTGCTGGGCCAGACCTAACCCCAGCGCCTCACGGCAGATGGTGATCGGCGAGCGCCCCAGAAAACCATCATCGGTCGAGTAACGCAGGTGCAGAATCTCTTCCTGCAGGTAGGTACGTACTACCCCGGTAAACGGTTCAGTGATGGTGTATTTGTACTTATGCTCGCCGATACGCTCAGGCACCACTGCACCCGGCGCATACGGATGCAGGGACTGCGGCTGGCCGTCTCGGCCCCACTGGATCACCGCATAGGCGTTACCGTTCAGCAGACAGTGGCGCATCATCGTGCGCTTGAACTGGTAAGGTGTCTGGCAGTCGTTCGGCTGCTCATTCAGGAGAAAATCGACCGGGTGATTGCTCAGCCATTCCCGCGCCTCGCGCCCGTTATCGTTGCGCACCCGGTACAGATAGCAGGGCATTGTTGCCACCGCCTCGCTGATAACCGCCACGGCATTCATTACCGCCGGCAGGGATTCCGCAGTACCCGCAGACACATATTCGCCTGATCCGGTATTTGGAATCCCTGCCATCGCCAGAAACTCATCAATGGTCAGGCTGCGCTGATCTGTTTTGCGGCCAAAAGGCCAGATATTCCACATATCACAGCCCCGCCAGGTCAGCCCAGCGGCGACGGTTATCACCAGTGCGCATAAGTTCAGGATGCTGGGAGAAAAGCGAACGGTGCGCGATTTCCACGCCGGATTCAGGGTAAGCAGGCATTGAGGTAACGGTGATTTCCCGCAGTTCGGCAGCGGTCACGGTACGCAGGTAAGGAGACTGGCCGACATCCCACGCCTCTTTCAGTGCCCGGAAACCAAAGCTCATGCCGGAAATATCCCCGCGCTCCACCAGCGCCAGCACATCATTACCAAGCTGAGTGTCTGGTGGCGTCAGCTCGAAGCGCAGCCCGGTATCATCTTCGGACAGTACCAGCGTGCCGGATTTGGTACGCCCCAGCAGTTGGGCATAGTTATGCTCATACAGCGCACGCACATCACTGCCGGAAGCCAGGCTGTCTTTAAACGCTCCCGGCGCGAACTGCTCGCGGAACTCATCCCAGATCACTTCTGAGAGGCTGTTCCAGCGCACCGCGTACCCCACCAGCTTTTTGTTGCTGGCGCTCAGATCGGAAGTGCGGATTTCAAAATCGATTGTTTTCATTGTCTGGACTCCACAGAGGGCAAAAAGGGGCCGGAGCCCCTTAAACATCAGATCAGGAACCGGAGCCGGAAAGCTCAAGCACCTTGATGGCACTGGAGTCCACCACACCACCGCCCAAGTATTTATCGGTGTGCACCTTGTAGAAACCGGGTTCGGTGATGTTGTCGGGACGGGTGCGCACGCCAGTGGTGTGATCCACGATGAAGTAACCGCGCTTGAAGTCGCCGACTGCCAGGAACGCTTCACCGGCAGCCGCATCAGGCATCGTCTCCAGATACTGAACCGGACGGCCCAGCAGGGTATCAGGGGAGTCAGCGACAAGACGATCGCGCCAGATGTAATCGCCGTTGCCGTTTTTCAGCTTTTGAAGCGTGGCGGCGGTGTTGGAGTTCATCACCCATACAGCATTTTTGCGGTATTTGGCTTTCAGCTTGTACAGCAGGTCGATCAGGCCATCGGAGTTAACAGCAGCGGTGGTCATCTTCTCCAGCGTGCCGAACGGACGGGTTTTATCGCTGGTGGCCGCGCGTGGATAGGACAGGAACCCTCTGGATTTTTTATCACCGTCGCCGTTCACAAAGTCGCTTTCTTCGGTAGCGGTGAAGGTGTCGGTAATTTCGGAAGACAGCCAGCCCAGAATATCCACCTCGGAGAAGTCGAGGATCTCCTGAGTTGTTTTCGGGTAGGCGTAGATCGGGTTGAGTTTGATATCAACGCGCTCCATCTTCGACGTGCTGGTTTCGGTACGTGCTTCGCCTTCGGTGCCACGTTTAACGGTAGTCCCACCCACAGACACCAGCTTCTGGTATTCATTGGTTTTAGTGGTCTTCACCGTGGCGATAGAGCGCATAATGCTGTCATCCTGCAACTGGCGCATGATCTCTTTGTCCAGCTCAGGGATAACGGTATAGCCGCCGTCAGCCTGCACCAGCGTGGAAAGAGAACGGGTATCGCCGGTCATGATGTAGTGGCGCAGCTCATCGTTGCTCACGCCTTTACCTTCAACAGAAGTACCAGGCAAATTGCGCTGATCGTCAGCGACAGCTTCAAGGCGGGTAATTTCAACTTCAAGCGCATCAGCCTGGGCGCGGAGTTCGTCGAACTGCTTGCCCTCTTCATCGTTCAGGCTGCGCTTTTCGCTGTCGGCTTTTTCCAGCAAGGCGCGCATCTGGGTTTTGAGTGCTGCTTTCTGCTGGCGTAATTCGAGTAATTTCTTCATGGAGTGGTTTCCGTAACAATTAACGTTGAGACGTGAAACCAGCGCTTGGAGGGAAGGCCGTCAGTAAAGGAGCCTGTCTGATGGGCAAAAAACCTGACGGCCAGTGGCGGCTCACGTCTGAGTGCCACTCTTTAAGATATATATTGAATTATTGATGTAAACGAGTATTTTTTGATTCAAACAGCAATGAACAACATTGAACAAATAATTTACAAAGCAAGGACCGATTAATGGAAAAAGAAACAATCTTTAATAACACCTTTGGTTTGGGCAATGGTCGATTTGATTGGCTGAATGCTTGCGTCGGAACGAATGGTTTCCCTGACTCATTAACTTATGCTGAAGGTTACCTTAGAACCCCAGAGATACTTACTGACTATATATACAAAAATAACAAGAGAGGAGAAGTTGATTTACTTGTTTATCCGATTGCCTACTCTGCCAGGCACGGAATTGAGCTTTCTCTAAAGACTATCCTCATTGACATGGCAGATCTCCGAGGATTGGCGATATCAGTTCCTGATGTGACAAAAATCCACAGCATCAAGAAACTATGGGATGCCACGATTAATGTCGCTGAGAGGACAGATATACGACTATTTCACATTACAAAAAAATCGAGCCTTATATATTAGACTTTGTGGCTATAGACGACACAGCACAAACTTTTAGATACCCTGAGTCCAATGTCGGAGCGACACATTTGGAAAAAACACCAATCATTAACCTTGTAAGATTTGTTGTTTATTTCAAAAAGCTCACGGAAGGTTTGCGAGAAATAATTAAGCTCACTCTAAATCTGAAAGATGAGTATAAAACAGGTACGTTTACCGATAAATTTTCACGCCGTGATCTAATCAAGCTTTCAAAAGCTCTAGGTAATAAAAATGAATGGGTAACTACACTTACAGTGAAAAAAAGGAATTCATCAAGAAAAATTTAATCTCAATAGCAACAAACAACTTATAAAAGCAATCGACAAAATTGTTGTAAATAGATACCTATCATCTTTAATTGGCGTTGAATTTCCACTTAAACATAGCGGGAAAAATACACTATTGCGTTTTAAAAAAGCTTGGTACGCACTACATATAAAAGACGTAATGAAAAAAATAGCGTATTTCTGGACCCTCTACAGGATTCAGGCATTAGTTTATCCGATATCAGAGCAGAAGATTTTTTAGACTACCTACGGTTAAAAATGCACATCACCACTACTTACCTACCTCTCTTTTCAGAGGAAGAATTAGCAGATTTAACCACATTGATTATTATGGGCCGACAATCCAATCAATATTACGCAGAAGATTATGAAAGAGAATTTGAAAGAAATTTAAGAGATGCACAACAAGATAAAAATGAAGCCTTCCGCTACATTATCGACAATACCGCTGCTTTATATTACATTCGAAAAGCTTTAAAATTATTGGGCTGCAAACAACTTTCAGTTGAAAGTCACTTTAATTATTGAAACATTCAGGGGCTTGGAATCAGCCCCTAACAAATTTCTAGGCAGAAGGCATTCTGTCTCTGTATTGTTGTAGATGCTCAATTATTGCATCTAGTTGCTCCTTGTTTGTTGCCAAGATTTCATCGGAAAGAGTGCTGCGAACAAAATCATGATGATCCATCCAGAACAAAGCACCATTAGCTAAAATCTGTTGGTATTCTTTCGTTGACATTGAGACCATATCATGAAGCCCGTAATAATCGTAATGTTCCTTTATTTCATGAATCGTAATAGGCATAAATTCTCCTTGTTTGTCTAACTTGCCGCATTTAGTGCCGCGTTTAGTAATGCCGCACTTAGCGCCGCACCAGTTATCTCAAAAAATCATGCAAAACCAGTAATGACGGTGGTTTCAGTGAAATGCCGCACTTAGCGCGTGTATACAGGGGCTAAGTGCGGCATTTGGTCATAAAACATACTAAATGCCGCACATGCCGCACTTACCGCCGCATTTACTCGACTGTTACCGGGTAAAGGTTCTCACCCTCGATGCGAATAATTTGCTCACTCTCCAGCTTGTCCAGCCAGCGCGAGAATGACTTTCTCACTTTATCTGCCCCCAGTGTTGCACGCAGATCATCTTTAATGACGGAGATAGTGCATGGCTCCCCCTTAGCTGTGCGGCTGCGTACTGCCTGCCATAATGCATGGTGGTTATCGCTAAGACGGGTTACATTGGCCAGCTCAGGCTCAACCTCTTTAGCCTCTCTCGGCTGATCGTGCACAACCAAAGAGCAAACAAGCTCGCCATCTTCATCGGTGTAAAGCTCTGCCGTTCTAAGGTCATACGCCTTACGTTCTGGCTCTTCAGCATCTTTCATCTTGGTACAGGACAGGATCAGTGCCTGCCCTTCTCCCTCCCGCTTCACATTGAATTCAGCATCCAGCGCAGCCCGGAAAGAACTGGAACCGCGCGCGCCTTTGGCCTCATCCTTGCCGGAGTGGTGCACCACCAGCACCGTGGCGCCGGTTTTCTGTTTGATAACGTCGCAGCCCTCGATAAACGCCCCCATATCGCGGGCATCGTTTTCATCATTACCACCGAAACAGCGGGCCAGAGTGTCGATCACCACCAGGCGAACCGGCATGCCGCATTCCGCAGTGATCTGCCTTGCGGCAAGAATCACCTCTGATACTTCGGATTCACGCACCGGGAACACCGGGCGATTCACCAGCCAGAGATTGTCCACCTGCTGCCCGTGCACCTGCTCCCATGCCCTGATCCGGCGTGGCACACCCACACCACCCTCACCAACAACATACAGCACCGCGCCCTGTTCAACTTTCCGGCCAGACCAGACAACACCAGCGGCAATGTGACAGGCCAATGACACTGCGAGGAAGCTCTTATACGAACCGCTCGGGCCGTAAATGCTGCACAGGGACTGAGCAGGGAGCATATGCTTGATCACATAGTCCTGCCGGACGTTATATCCCTCAGAGCCACGGGTAAGCGGTAACTTTGAACGTCGATCGCCAGTAGTGGCATCAGGGAAAGCACGCTGAATGCGCTGTGTGTCCGCCAGCAAGGTATTCATTTCAACCTCGCCTATCTCCTCCACCAGTACAGAACGGCGGGCAATAATCATCTGCTTACGGTCGGTATCGAGATAACCGGCATCACACAGATCCTCATACGACATTTCTACGATCTGCTTTAACCGAACCGCCAGCTTGCCGTAGCGGGTTGTCGGGTCTTTGTGCTGGTGGAGCGCTTTATCAGCATCCGTGCGGCTGTAGTTCCGGCCATGCGCCCACAGATACGAACAGGTAAACAGTGCATCAGATACTGTCTCTACTGCTGCGAGTTGAGCCGTCATTGCGGGATACCTCCGCTCATCTGGAACTTGCCAAGCAGTGGATGAAACCAGTAGGCCGAACCGTATTTACGTTTGGCGCTGCGTAGCACCAGCCGTGCCGCCTCCCTGAATTTTTCATCAGGTGCAATGAATCCACCGGATCTCATTTTGACCAACATAACGCCGGTGTTTTTCGCCAGTTCTTCGGCCTTTTTAGTCGATATGCCAAACTCGGCCGCCAGTGTGGCAACAGGTGTCATCCCCGGCGGGATCTCCCCGCCCTGGCTGTCAGTCAGTGAGCGGACATGCTGCTCAAGCTCAAGCACGCGGTTAACCAGCAGATCAACGCGCTTTTCCAGTTCATTGAATTTAACGTTGCTGATCATGACTTTTTCCCCTTGTCACGCTGGGTGCGCACATAGTCCGCTGCATCACTGTTTTGATTCAGAGCCTGAGCCATTCTCGGAAGGTGACGCAACGCGTGGCTGATAAGCACCAAATCCCGGCGCGCATCTTCATCGGAATAGTCTTCTGCATTGGTTGCATCGAACGCCAGATTGCCAATCAGCGTGAGCGCACTGTTGATGGCAAATGCGCCAGCAGCATAGAGATCACTGGATTCAGCTAAATCCTGATCAGAGAAGTGCTTAAAATCGGGCGTACTCTTTACAAGCTGATGGTAAATATCACGCATTTTTACGCCCTCCTTCATCACGGAAGGCCTGGTCAATTTCACGAACACGAAACAGTGCCTTATCCAGAAGCTCGAAGGAGAGCTCATTTTCATCAGGATCTGTCCCATGCAGCTCTGCGCTGGCAGTCAAAAGGGCGCTCAGTCGGCGGAACTCATCTTCAAAATCGAGATCTGCAATTTTCCTGATCATGAAAGCTCCTCCGGTGCTGGCAGACGAGCAGCCAGAGAAAGGATGAAGTGTGGAGCCAGAATGCAGCGAGCTTCGCGCTCGGTTGATGCCTCAACTGACAAGCGGCATGGTTTAGCTTTTTTATCGTGACGGTTCAGCGCCAGAAAACGCCAGATGTAAATATGCCGCCCTTGCGGGTGTGTGATAAGATCTTTCATAGCTGCCTCGTTACTTGCGATAACGTTGGTGGTAAGAGGCCCGGTTAGTGTTGACGCACTGCCGGGCTTCGCATTTTCAAGGTGTATTTCACCTTCACTTTTAAAATTAGCCCAAAGTGAAATACACCTCAAGCCTTTTCTTCTCATTTCTTTTGCGTATACTGACATACACCTAACACATGGAGTTTCAGCAATGGCAACTGGTGCGAAGAACGCAAAATCACAAATGACCACCGTAAGAATCCCCCACGAAGTCATGGAAGACATTGAACGGCTCAGGGAAGAGGGCGAGAGCACTGCTGGTTTTTTAGTCACCGCTGCTAAGGGCGAGATCAAACGCCGGCAGCGCAAAAATGCCAAAGAAGCAGATAAAAAGTGATACCCAAATCCCAGGTAACTGTAGGCGGAATTCCGCCCTCGGTTAAAAATCAGTCGCCCCAAATCTGGGGAGATTGCAGGGGTTACAAAATTTTTATAGGTCTGCGCCGATGGCGCAGACCTCTGCCGGGTGCAAGCCGCGAGTTGCAGATTTGCAACACGGTTACTCGGTAACTTCCACCAGTGGTGTAAGTCAATAATCTCTGAGATTTCGGTGGCGGCTAACTCCCTCCAATGGAGGACGTTAGGATCGGCTGAAATTTCAATGCCCAACAACTCACCCCATTGGGGGAAGTTAAGCGCTCCTGTATTTGCAGGAACGGTCAGGCTTTGACCACCAGCGCAACGCCTGGTATGCTGATCCTGTTTCGTTGTAGTGCATTGGCGGCCATGCGGGGCCGCCTTTGTTTTATCTGGCATGACCCACCCCTTACGCTGCTTTGCTGCGGCTCTGCTGCCAAGCAGAAACTTCGGACAATAGCCAGCCAACAGCGCGACCACCCAACTTACGGCGGGCCGGAAACTTTCCCTCTTTTTCCATCATGTAGCGGGTAGTGCGGCAAATACCAGTTAACTGGCGACATTCAGCCTCGCGGATGACACGTTCTGCGAGTGGAAATGGTTGTTTTAATTGATTCATAAAGAAACGCCCTCGTTCATTAATATTCAATAAGCGAGGGCATTAAATATCGGTACATGATATTGCTGTGGAATATTCCAGATAAACTATGGAAGTTCCATTAACTCTTATCTATATCAATGTCCTTGAGCCATGTCTCGATGGCCTTTCCGCTTGGAATTCGAAGCCCTTTGCTTTCGAAATCAACTTTTATTTTACTTCGAGGGTTATCAAGAAATTTACGTGGGCTTTCTGCTGCCTCTTCGCCATAGCAGACATACAGTAAAGATTTAATAAACATCGCCCTGTAATTCATAGTTTTTGGATTATTTTCTGCGATGATATTGTTAGGTTTTTCATCCTGAAAATTTGCTAATGATAATAAAACTTTCTGTCTTACACCTGAGATCAGTTCAATGCTTTCTCTAGATATAAACAAATCAGAGACGGAAAACTCGCTGCCACCCCAGTATGTTGCATGTCCTACCCACTCATGCTTGCATCTGAATGGCCTAACAGTATGCAAATTAACCATACCGTCATCAATTGAAAAATTAGCCAACTCCCAAAAACCAGATAGATTACACTCCAAGGTATACTCAATCATGTCATGTTCAGCATTGATCTCACCATTGAATTCATAATCTTCATAATCATCTGGTGTAAGTGAAAACGAGCAAAACTGAGACAAAAGAAAATCGCCAAGACCTGGATCTATGTCCCGCAGGCTTTTGTATAAATCAACGCTATCACTGAATTCAATTCTCGCGGCGCCTGAAACTTTATTTGTGAATTTAACCATCAATGGGATAGCTCTTATTTCTGCCCAATGTAATAAATCTTCTAATTCACATCCAAGTAATCGGCTGGCCCGGTCAAGTGAACAATATTCTAATGCAGGTAAATCGAAGTCTTTCATTTTTCCATCTCCAGAATAGCAACGTTGGAATAGTCAGAAGAAATAACCTCTAACCGCTCCATCCATTTATTCAACGCATCCAGTTTCTCAGGAAGGTACTGACTGCGGTTATATACGGCCATCACGCCGCCCAGCGTATGCCCCAGCAGTTGTTCAACAACATGAGGCGCAATCCCCATATTGTTCAGTGTGGTGGCGAATGTGCGGCGCAGGTCGTGGAGCGTCCAGGGTTCGGCGTGGCCAAGACGTTTATAGATACCCCGCCCCCACTGGCTGACAGCTTCCGGTTTCTTCATTTCGCCCAGCAGCAGGCCGCTATCCCGGTTTTGCTCTATCAGGGCAGTGATAAACGGCCTTATGGCATCGGGTACCGGGCGCAATATCTTCTCGCCGCCCTTACTGTGCTCCTTCGGCACTGTCCAGATCCAGTCCTGCAAATCCCACTCCCTGATCGCTGATAACCTCAGTTCCTGGGTGCGGCAGCCGAACACCACCAGCAGGCGCAGCAGCGAGGTATAGTAAGGTTTGAATTTCAGACCGGTACTCTCGCGCCAGATATCGGCAAGCTCCTGCCGGGTATGCTCCCTGTCGCGCTTCTCCTGCTTTTTACCCACATCATCAATGGTCAGATCGCTTAGCGCGTTACTCGATGCGTAGCGGTGAACACGGCAGAATTTCAATGCCTGTTTGCACATCTGCAAGAGGTAGCCGGCGGCAACCGGTGCATTTTTACTGACGCGGGAAAAACACTCCAGCCAGTGGCGAGTTTCACACATCGAAAGCGGGTGATCACCTATATACGGAAAGATATGCTTATTCAGTTGCTCGACGTGCTTATCAACGTTCGCGCGACGCCGGGAAGCATACTCACGGATCCAGTAATCAAGTGCTTCTTTTACCGTGACAGGCTTTAAGGCTTCCTGAGTGGCGATGTTGAGATGGTGCTTCGGGTTTTTACCCTCGGCCAGCCAGGTGCGGCACTGCTCCCGCTTTTCGCGCGCTGACTTTAGTGATAGGTCAGGATAGTTACCCAGCTTCATACGCTGCGGCGCTGTGGTGCGGCCGCCAATACGGTATGTGTAATACCAGGTCATGACGCCAACCTTTGACACCTTGACGCTCAGGCCGTCTCCATCGGCGTAAAAGCTGTCGCCGGGGCTTTCCCTCCCGATCATCTTACGCAGCGATGTATCGCTTAATTTATTCGTACCACCAGCCATAAAAACCTCAGTTCATTCGCAGGACTGACTACACCACTGACTACACATCTTAATGCTACCCCATGAACGACGACGAACAAAGCCGAGCGATAAAAGATAATTTATCTTTTTATATCAAAAAGTTGAATGAACACTACTAAACAGGCACGAACCATAAAAAACACAGGTTTTGAAAATACGGCATGAACTGATACTAATCAGTTAAATGCTTGAATTAAAAGGCGCTACTCGGCATGGGGAAGCGCCTTTTTTATTGCCTGTTATTGCCGCAAAAAAGTTCTTTCGCCTCATCTTCTCTCCAGGCTGATTTCGTGTATATTCGCTGCGAATAATTGCGAGAAAAGGATACGCGGGATGATTAGAAAGTACTTCTGGCTGGTTATTTTTGCCCTTTCTGTCCTGTTGCTGGATGCATTGATCATGCAGTGGATCGAATTCCTGACAACGGAGACCGACAAATGCCGAAACATGAATTCCACCAATCCACTCAAACTGGTGAACTGCGCCGACCTTGAGTAG